GCTTCATGTCTTGCCCGATAAGAGTATATGAGAATATACAGAAAAATGACAATAATAATGGCATATGAAGTGATTATACTCTATCATCTTCATATGCCATATTATGTGGAGACATTTACTGAATATCCCTTTTTATTGCTTTTTACAATAATGGCATTATCCGGCAATCGCTTTTCGATTCCCTTTTTGGGGATATTTACGAAACAGACTCCACCATTTCAATTTCAATACGCCAAACAGTGCTTCCCCGAAGATAGAGGAGTTCATCTTGGAAGTGCCTAATACACGATTGATAAAAATAATGGGGACTTCCACGATTTTATAACCACACTTATATGCCGTAAACTTCATTTCTATCTGGAACGCATATCCTTTGAAATGGATACGATCCAGATCGATCGTCTCAAGCACCTCACGACGATAGCATTTGAAACCGGCTGTCGTATCCTGTACTTTCATTCCAGTAACAAAACGAACATATACGGAAGCATAATAGGACATCAACACACGTCCCAATGGCCAGTTCACGACATTCACACCGTTACAGTAGCGGGAACCGACTGCGACATCACCACCCTGTTCCATACAGGCCGCATATAATTTGGGAAGATCATTCGGGTTATGACTGAAGTCTGCATCCATTTCGAATATAAAATCATATTTATGTTCTATTGCCCATTTAAATCCGCAGATATAAGCCGTACCCAATCCTAACTTACCTTTACGTTCCACCATGAAAAGGCGTTCGGGGAACTCTTTTTGCAACCGTTTTACAATACCTGCCGTACCATCGGGCGATCCATCATCTATAATCAAAATATGAAATTCTTTCTCCAACCCAAATACAACCCGAATAATATTTTCTATATTCTCCTTTTCGTTATACGTGGGAATAATAACAATACTGTCTGACATATATTTTAATCTATTAATTTCTAATCATTTACATATATGACTGTAAACTATTTGTAAACCACCCTCCAAAGTTACATATTTTTTCTGTGTAAATCTATCATCCAGTTAGCCCATTCATCCGTCCCGTAAGCCGGAATATCGAACCACTCCTTTTCCCTCAATTGCGGCAATAGTTGCATAATCTGATCCAGTTCATTCCGGAACCGGAAAACCTCTTCTTCCGTCAGCTTTACCGAATAATGCTTCTTGCATTCCTTTAATCCAGGAAAAGACTGGAGCAATCCCATAATCTCGGAGAAAGCGGAAGATTGGCCTTTGTCTATCTTTAATGTGATTCCGGACATCTTTCCTCCATCTTTTCAAGTTGATATGACAATAGAGCATTTTCTTGCTCTAAGGCATTACACCGGCTAACAGCTTCCTTGAGCTGCTTCCGGAGTGAGGCTATTATTTTGTCTTTATCTTCCATACAATTATATTTTAAACTAAAACAAACATTATGATTTACTTTGACAAACCATTCGAATGTATGGCCACCCTTCCAGATGGCTTAGTTACTGCAATATGCAATATTGTAAACTTCAAAAAATCCATATCATTGACAGAATTAGCTTATGAGCTGATGCAATTTGGATTTATCGTCACAAAAGACACATTACAGAAAGCTATTTCTCAATTCCCATTTTTTCAATATCAATACGATTTTGACACCATATCTAAAATTGTAACACTAAAGAAAGTGCGAGATTAAATAGGATAACATCGTATTAATTACAGTCACAATGGACGACCATATCAGAATTTTTTTCTGAGTTGACCGCTCATGCTTCTTCAAAAGAAGCTCCCAGTTTCTTTGTTCATCAACTTTCCTTTCTTCTTCGTGTCTAATAAGAAAGGAAAGCCTTGTATACCCTCCCCAATTCCTAAAGCACAATCCATCATATGTTAACCGATATACTATACCTCCAGTTGATGTGTTTGCAACACCCATATATCCATCAAGATACAACACTCGTAGAATGGCTTTCTTCCTTGCAAACTGCTCATCATGTCCTTCTATTGGAGAAAAGAAATATTCAGTATTAGTATTCTTACATTCTTTTAATACCTCATCTTTTTCTTCTGGCGTGAATATATCTTCCATGAACTTTCATTTTAGGATTTATTATTTCCTTATAAAAACATAAGCCTACAATATCACATCCGCAACCACATGCTGCTTCACAATCCACAAGCCACGCACCTGTTCTATATCGATATCGAAATCATCATGGTTCTCCCGATCTATAGACCGAGCTATCCAAAATCGTTTAGCCAAAGAGGGATCACTATAGCGACGCAATATCTTAATATGTCCATGATAATCTCCGGTCTGCTTGTCTTCAACTACAACACCAAATACATTTCCAAACGGAATTTGATTGGGAAACTCTTTTTCAAAACTGAAACGTTTCAAGGCAATCCAGCAACCGGATGGATAGGCCGGAGCCATCGAATTACCTGCGACTTGGGCAATCGCTTCACAGTCTTTGCAATCAGGTAAATACCAATATCTCTTTACTGCATCTGTGCTGCCTAATAACTCCGCCTTTCCACCAGAGAACTTAAAATCGACCTCCGGCAATAACTTTAATCCTTTTTCCATAGCTTCTTTATATTCTGTTTCGGTATCAATTATCAAGTTTGAATCAGATAATTCCAATTCCTTTTTATTGAAATAATCTATTATAATATTAGCATTCGCCAAAGTCGGTCTTGTATTTCCGTTTCTATAATTTCCTATAGAAGCTTCCGTTATACCCGTATCTTTAGCAATCTTATAATTTGATAGGGATGAATTAGAAATCAACTCTATCGCTTTCTGCACTATTTCTGCTTTACCCAATTGCATACTTTAATATTTTAGTATATTTGCAAGAACATTTAATACCCACCATTATGACAAACAAAGATTACATCAGACAATCATCTGAACTTCCACAAGAAGTTAGAATAGCTTGTAATGTCATCTTTCTACATGAATATTACAAGCATATAGAAGAAGACATCAAGTCCTTCAATGAAGGATTACGTCTTGGGCGTATTACCGCAAGGACACTCATAAACGAGCTCAAGCTTGCTCAACAAAATATGAGTATTCCTTCCAGATAGATCATCAAGCAATAAAAACAGCTTATCAATATAATGTTGCTTTATATTCAATGTTTTAGCCAATGTGCATTCAGAATATACATCAATAAGAGAATTTATAGCTAAATCTATAGTATCCTGTTGTTTAACTCGAATACCCATTTCCAAATCAGCAATAAGAATCATTACATAAGAACTAAGATCTTTCTTAATAAGAAAATAATCTCTCAATATGTCAATTATTTTATGCTGTTCGCCAACTATGCCTACAACTGTTTTGGTTTCAAAGTATTCAAAAGACTCTTTCATCTTTAATTCAAAAGCACTCCTTATCCTTTTCTCAACTGTCAAATAACTAACCGCAAAGAATACCGCAAGAGATGCTACCAACAAAGACAAGACACCAACCAATACGCCCATCCAATCCACAGTCATTGGCTCACAGCGCAAAAGCACACATGATACAGAAGTCAAACTGATAATCAGCGATAGTCCTGAGGTAACCAAAGAAATCTTATTTACCATAAATCTTAAATACTCTTAATTGCTATAATATTTTAGCACAAAACCACCAATACTAAAATATTAAAGTATATATTTGCACCTGTAATAATTAATACAACATCAAAGGTAAAGAAATTAGTATATATATAATAATGTAAGGAGGTAAAAATGGAAAAATTAACCCTACAAAGTCATGGAGCAAGTGAACTGTCTTTCAAAGACAGGTATGAAGCACTTGATAAGATTCCAACGCCCAAACAGGAGTTCGTTCGCCGGATTGCTAATGCAACAGAGCGTACCGAACAAACTGTTTACAAATGGTTAAGAGGCACATTCAGCCCCGATAAGCTTTGCAAAAAGGCTATATCTAAAGAATTAGGCGCACCTATAGAAATTCTTTTTCCGGAGGGAGAATCATGCATGCAATAGAATTCTATACCACTCCATCCGGTGAAGTAATCATCAAAGAACAGGGACAGCCGGAGCGCCAGTTAAAGGAATCGGATACCGACTTTATTCAGCGTTTTCTAGAGGTGCTGGAAGAGTTCTATCCAGAAGCCTATACAGCTCTCCGCAAGTATTACGCCCGTTACGATGGGAATAAATGTTATCGTGATTTCTTGGCTATACGCCGATTTATCAAATGCAACTTCGGGCTGTATGACAACATGATCGATATTGATGAGAACTGGAACTTCAAGTTTGAATTTGTCGGTTGTCCGCTGCGTGGAGAATGCGATGGCTTCAAGAAAATCTGTGAACCGAAGTTCAACAGCACACTTTCAGACAGTCAACTTAGGGTGATGGAGCTTTGCTACTATGGCAAGAAAGACGAAGAGATTGCGGAAGCGCTTTTTATATCGTCCCACACCGTAAAGAATCATCGGAAGAACGTGTTCCGAAAACTCTCGATACACTCTATGGCGGAGTTTATGCGATATGCAAACGAAAAGAATCTTTTTAAAAGCGAATAATCATGCAGACCGACACAACCTATCCAAACATTCCTTCTTTTCGGAAAATCGAACTTGAATACCTCGCTTGGCAAATCACCAAGATACAAGCCGGAATCAGAGAGTTTATCGGACAAAAGGAAGCACATATCCGCTTTGGACGGCAGAATGTGGAGCGATGGGTCTCGGAAGGTACTTTACAGCGTTACAAACGGCCGGGCAAAATCGAATACAGGTTGGAAGACTTGTATAAATGCGCCCTGGATCCATACGATTACTAAATGAATTATTAACACGGCAAGGCACTCCAGGTAAAGGGTTATCGGAGGATGTTTACAATATAAATCCAACTCGCTATTTCAAAGACAAGTAAACGGCTTTTGCCAATTAATCATTGATGTATGAAAACAAATTACTGGAAACTCGCTCAAGTAGCGAGGTGGGGATTTTACATCCTGTTTGGAACGCTTGCCATACTTGGTATTATCGCTATTTGCTTGGGGTATTTCCAGCATATAGTTACGGCATCCGGTTGCGTGGCAATGGTTTACACGATAAAGAAACATTGGTAATTAATTTTTAAACAATAGAATCATGTCAAATCAAATTCAAATTAAAGTAGCTGAACTAAATCAGCTAAATCCGCTCATGATAGCGGATGATAGCCGGGTTGAACAGAAGTTCATACTCATGTACAATGCGATCTGGGGAACCGGCCAAGGAACACAGATTTATGAAAAGGAAAAATTCAACTTCCGGAAAATCTTACAAGACAAGCCGGAACTGCAAAGATGTTCTCCCCTGTCCCTGTACGGCTGTTTCTTAGATATTGCCGTAAACGGCCTGTCTCTTGATCCCACAGGACGCCCCCACTGCTATATTCTCCCCCGCAGCACGAAGACCGGCTATAAGGACAACAATGGCAACGATATCTATGAACTGCGTGCTTACCTTTCCATCACCGGTTATGGGGAATTGGTTATGCGCCAGCGTGCCGGACAGGTCCGGTATGTAGATAATCCGGTTGTTTGCTATGAAGGTGACACATTCTCACCGGGATTGGTTGACGGAGTAAAGACCGTTACCTATCAGGCGGCCTGTCCCCGCAAATCAAATAAGGTGATCGGTGGTTTTATCCGTATTGTCCGCGCCGATGGGACTGTAGATTGGCATTGGATGATGGAGGGTGATATCAAACGCTTAGAGGCGTACAGCTACAAAAACAACCAACGTTGGAATCCGCAAACCCGTCAAAAAGAAGGTAAGGCGAATGCCCTCTATACTTCAAACGAAGGCGGTATCGATCCTGGGTTCTTGGAAAGCAAACTGATTAAACACGCATTCGACGGATATCCCAAAGTCCGGACCGGAAAGTTTACTGTATTCGAAACTCAAGAAGAACCGCAGGATATTGACTACGGATTAGAACAAACAACCGTTATTCAGCCCAATCAACCCGGACAGCAGCCACAAGCCCTCCAACCTCAATCGGAAAACCCTTTACAGGAATTCGGAGAGCAACCACAAGCGGAACCGGTACCCGCATCAGGTATAACAGCCCCAATATCACAGGAAGATGAAGACGCCGGATTTTAATAAACTCGATCAATCACTTAAAAATTTATCACAATGGATACACAAGCTAACAATTCTCTTATTAAAGTGGAAGAATTCAATCAGATCATGCAATCGGCTCCTGCCACCTTGCAACGCAACCAAGCTTCCGTATCGGCATGTAACCAAGCCGGACAAACACTTCTGGACACCATTGAAGCGGAAAGAGGTATTGGCTCGGATGAACTGGATGCGAAGGTCTCAGAGTATTTGGCGAAGACGAAAATAACAGTAGAAAACATGAGCAAGCGTCGTAAGCCATTGACGCAACTTCTGGCTACGGTCAGCAAGTCTTTTACCTCTTTGGAATCGGCTATCGACGTCAAATCGGTCACCACTATTCCTTATAAGCTCCAACAGGCCCGTAACAAATACGCGGCCAAGAAGATTGCCGAACAAAAACGACGGGAAGAGGAAGCCCGCCGTAAACAGATGTTGGAGAACGAAAAGGCTCAATATCGATCGGATATCTCTGTCATGTTGGATACAGCGTATGCCGCATACGTTGAAAAGCATATCAATGCACTAAACAGCATGTTCAACCGCGCTACTCTCGCTACCTACAACGATGTATGCCGACGAATATCCGAAACAAGTATAAATTTCTCCTGGAGTGCTTTTGTTGAAAACGTTTCTGACAACAAACAAACCTTCTATATGGACGCAGAAACCCGTAAGGCAATAAAAAATGAAGTCGCTATACAAAAGAAGAAAGATTTTACAGAACGTTACCGTTTTGAAATAGAGGGTACAAAGCAGGATTTGATCGACAAACTCCCCAGCCTCCGCAAACAACTGGAAGAACAGGAAGAGCTACGCCGTACCAATGCGGTTGAAGCTGCCCGTATGGAAGAAGAGCGAAAACAACAGGAAGCGGAAGAAAGAAAAAAGCAGGAAGAAGAACGCAAACGCCGGGAAGAAGAGGCTAAGGCCAAAGCGGCTGCAGAAAAGTCTGCTGCCGAAGTACAGGCAGCATTTGATTTCTCAGCAGCCAGCATGTCCCCTACTCCAACGAAAGCCAAGGTCAAGAAGAAGATCCAGGTAACCAATCCACAAGGATTCATGCAGGTATATCAGATGTGGTTCATGCACGAAGGAATCAATATGAGCATGGAGGATCTGGAGAAGGTACATAAGAAGATGATTACCTACTGCGAGAAGATTGTGAATAAGGACGGAGAGCAAATCCAGTCCGCATTCGTGAAGTATGTCGATGATGTAACAGCCAAATGATATGAAAAAGAAACTCTATCTGTCCTCATGGATAAACTTCGGGAAATACAGACGCGAGCCAAGTATTCTGAAAAAGATTCTCGATACAGAAGAGGGCCGTAAATGGTTCCGGTGGTTGATGGATAACACCTACAATTTCGAATTTGACTTTGCAGTAATTGAATATCTAAAACTCAAGGAAGAAGATGCAAGATACGTATTACCAACGGTCGGAAGTTAGCAACTCGGACCTAACAGAACTAAAGAACCTTCTCTATCCCCGTACCCAATACGGGGATAAGGAGAAAGCTTTCAAATTCGGTAGCCTAATCGATGCGATGATTACCGAACCGGAAAGGGTCAGGTATGATAAGCGCATGGTAGACGATGTATTGTATTCCGGCGAGGATTGGGAGCTGGCAGAAGCCATGAAGAAGTCTCTCCGCATGGAAGCCCGACACGATCCTTTCCTGGCTCAAGTACTTGCTAAGGCTGAAACGCAACGCTTCATGGTCAACAAGGCACAACGTTTCCAATATGGCAACTTCGAATACACGCTCGACACCCGGTGCAAATGGGACTGGTGGCTTCCGACCTACGGATTCGGAGGAGACCTGAAAAGCACTTTTGCCAGCACACAAAAACAATTCGATGAAGCTATTGACTTTTTCGATTGGGACCGTTCCCGAGCCTGGTATATGGATATCGCGGGCAGTCGGCAGGATTTCATCTATGGTATCTCCAAGAAAAATCAAAAAGTGTTCAAAGCATTCATTAGACGAGGCGAGACGATTTACCAGAAAGGTAAAGAAAAGTACGAAGAACTTGCCTTCCGGTGGTGGATGCTGTTCGGTTGAAAATAAATAGGATATCCTTTTTTCGGAAGATATATTTTAAAGACAAACAGACATGAATTTAAACATCACACCCATATATAAAATATCCAACGAGTTGTCAGCTATTGATTCCTATCTGAATATTACCATGAGTGAAGAAGTCCAAGAAGCTGTCCTACGTGGAAACGACCTTGCCGTCTATATCGCCCGGACCGGGAAGCTGTTAGCAGATGCCAAATACCATTTGAACGAGAAAAAGAAATCGGAAGTCTTCGATACGTTACGGGAAACAGCCTCACGTGCCGGGGCTACCTCCAAGGCAGTAAATGCTATCATTGACAGCCTGTGCAAAGATGAACAATATCTTGTCGATTGGTGTGAGCGTTTGAACCGGACCGCGACCCATCAACTGGAATGGTGTAGGACTGTAATCAGTAAAGCAAAAGCAGAAATGGCCTTAGCGCCTCAAAGTTATAACAATCCTAAATTTTAAAAAGTATGGAAGATGAATTAGTAAAAGAACAACCTGTGTATGAAATTCAAAAAGTTAAGCTCAAGAACAACCAGGTAACTGCAGATTATACGGAGCGATTTGTAGAAGCAAACTACAAGAACGAAGTAACCAAATCATCCCAACAATTCGTTCATCCGGACCTGTTGTATGCCATGAGTTTGTTAAAGACTCATGCCGTCAAGATTTGCGAAATGCAGGAAGCCGGAGTCGTAAATATCGAAAATCCTTCGGATGATGATCTGAACGAGAAGCTGAAAAATATCGTTGTCACGGGGTATAGCAAAGGAGGATCAGACGAGTCGGCCGGTGTTTCCATCCAGGCACAAAAGCTATTGAAAAGTGGACAAGTCCTTAACCTTTCCGTCCCGTTTACAAAATTCGAAGACGAATCCGGCGAGGGATATCCGTATGGGGATGCTTTAAAACAGGCGATCAGCCGACTTGACTACGAAGTGGACGCTTACCTGTTCGGCGGAAAATATGGAATCAAACAAGAATCGTTCGATTTCGATATTCCTGAAGAATCCGATATTACCGGAGAAGCTGAGTCGAAGCCGAAGAAACGCGGCCGCAAGAAAAAAGCAGAAATGGAGGAAGTCGCCGAAGAGATAAAAGCGTTTGACGAATTTGCATAACACCTACCACTATGACAATTACACTGCAAAATACAGAAAAAGGTCAATGTTATGCGGTGAAGTTTGACAGATACCGCCAGCAGGTTGTAGACAAGCTGAAAAGCTCTGTTTCCATCCGCTGGTGGGACAAACAAACGGGCGCATGGCTGATTCCGGCAACCAACAAATGCAAAGCAGAATTGGATCAATTGACTTATTACGTCCGCCATTTCGAACCGGTACAATGGGGAACGGTTGCCCAATCACAGACAGAGGAAGATGTTGCTTTCCAAATACCGGAAATGCCGGAACTGGACGGAGATCATGGATTGAAAGTACAACCTTACCCCTATCAACTGCAAGGAATCGCACGAGGCTTGCAACTAAAACGGTTTATCAATGGGGACGACATGGGCTTGGGCAAAACATTAGAGAGTATCGCAACCATCAACAAGGCCGACGCCTTCCCCTGCCTGGTAATCTGTCCGAATGTTGTCAAGATCAATTGGCAGAGGGAATGGCATAAGTTCACGGACAAGAAAGCGATGGTATTGACCGATTCCGTCCGCGACAGCTGGCCTTTCTTCTGGCAGACCGGCATGAATCAGGTATTCATCGTCAACTACGAAAGCCTACGAAAATACTTTGTCCGGCGGATCACGAAAGCAGAGAAATGGACATTGAAAGATGTCGAATTTCACAACACGATCAAACTGTTCAAGTCCGTGATAATCGACGAATCGCATAAAGTCAAATCAACGGCCACCCAACAGACCAAGTTTTGCAAAGGCATTGCATCCGGGAAAGAATATATCATCTTGCTGACCGGTACGCCTGTTGTCAACAAACCAAAGGATCTGGTTGCACAATTGGGTATTATGGATCGCATGATCGATATGGGTGGATGGAAAGGTTTTATGCTTCGGTACTGTTCCGGTCCTAACCAGGCAAGCAATCTAAAGGAGCTAAATTATAAGCTATGGCAACACTGCTTCTTTCGTCGGGAAAAGTCGAAAGTGCTCACCCAGTTGCCGGACAAAGTGCGTCAGATTGTTTCCTGTGAGATAACGAACCGCAAAGAATATATGGATGCGGAGCGCGATCTGATCGATTACCTGAAACGCTACAAGGAAGCAGACGACGAAAAAATCCAAAAGTCGCTAAAGGGCGAAGTGATGGTCCGTATCGGTATCTTGAAAGATATTACCGCACGCGGTAAATTGAAAGAGGTTATCGACTTCGTGAAGGACTTTCGGGAGAACGGGAAAAAGATCATCCTGTTCTGTAACCTACATGAAATTGTAGACCGCCTGATGATAGCTTTTCCTTCCGCCGTCTGCGTCACCGGACGACAGAATATGCAGGAGAAGCAGGCTTCTGTCGATGCCTTTCAAAAGAACCCGAAGACGGACGTTATCATCTGTTCCATTAAAGCGGCCAGTGCCGGTATTACGCTCACAGCAGCCAGTGATGTCGCTTTTATTGAGCTACCTTGGACGTATGCAGATTGTGATCAGGCAGAAAGCCGTGCCCATCGCATCGGGCAGAAAGACTCAGTGAATTGCTACTACCTGCTCGGCCGTCGGACGATTGACCAGAAGCTCTACAGGATCATCGAAGAAAAGAAGCATATCAGTAATGCCGTATTAGGGGCTGAAGATAATATCCAGACGAATATTGTTGATATGATGGCAAATCTTTTTGATACGAACGAAGAGGAGGAATAAACATGAAAGTAAATATAAAAATCATAGCAATGTTACTCACTGTTCCCTTTCTTATTTCAATATGTATAGGAGGATTGTTTCTTATCGCCGGGATTGTCCTAAAAGCATTAGGATACCTATTCTCATTCGCCCCTAAATTGGCTAAAAAAGAATGGAACAACTATTTCCAATATCTTAGATAAAAGAAAGGCAGCGCCTCACAGCGCCACCCTCTTACAATCAGAAACAAATATATCAAATAAAGACGACTATGGCAAGTGAGGCATTGAATAAATATATTGAAAAACGTTACGACAGGTGGCTGGATTACGCTAAGTATCACAGCTCACTTGCCGGAATGACAGACGAAGCTATTGACGTATTGAACGAGGTAATGTGTATGCTGCTTCAAAAGCCCCCGGAGTATCTCACCCGATTAATGGAAGCCAAACAGGGTAAATACACTGAACTTGACTTCTATATCCTGCAAATGATAAAGTTAAACGTTACCTCGGACACGTCTCCATACCGGCATAAATACAAGCCTATTCCGGTAGATGAGAATGTAGATTGGCGACGGCTGAATATCATCGACGAACCCGATGACAGCCCGGATCATACCGAATATATCCGGGAACGTATGCAGGATATCCGGAACATAATCGATCAATTAAGCTTATCCGAAAAAGCCAAACGGATCTTTGCTTGGAAATTCTTTGCAGGAGAGTCTTTCGCTGATTGGCCAGGACCAGAAAATAGGAAAGATTTATATGAAACCTATAAAAGTGTTTTCAATGCGGTAATGGATAAGAAGAATGGGAGGTTATTGTTGTGATATTTAAGACCTCTTCCATGCTACGATACAAGAACAATCGTAACATGGAAGAGGTTTTTCAGCCTGCCCATACGGGTTCGTCACGTGTTTGCGTTAGTAGGAAGGTTAGAGATTTTACTAACGGCTGGGGGGCTTCTTCTGCCCCCCATATATAAGTTATTTTACTTCCTTAATCGTCCATTTTACATCATGGTCAGCGCGTATTTCAAAATTACTTAGCATTTTACCATCAGAGTCCAAATGAACCACATCCGTATTCATAATGATAGACTTATGCCCCTTTAATGATAATTTAGACATACGACTTTCTAATTCTCCCATTTTTGAATATTTGTAATGAACTTCTTTCTGTGACAATTTTGAATCAATATCCTCATCTCTGAAAACACTATCAAATTTTTCTTTTATATCTTCATAATAATAAGAAGTAGGATCCGTCCAATCAAAGCAAGAAGATAATAGCCGACAATAGGTTTCTTTACCACTGGACAACCACAACCGGTAATGCTAAATTATAAAAAATATCTTCTGGGAATTCTAATTCTCCATTTACATGAGTAGACATATAGTATACTCCCAATATAAAACTAAAAAGATCACGCTTACCTTCTTTATATTCATTCCGATTATTCGTAATAATATATTCTATTATAAGTTGTGGAATAATATACTCTGGCTTAAAAGAGGCATCTGTATCTATTACAACTATTGATACACTCATAATAAGCGGTATTTTTTTCAATACCTCCGCCAACCTATCACTTTCCAACTCATCTTTTTGTGGAACCCTCAAATCTAATACCTGAAATTCATTTTTAACCACAAAACGAGAAATCATTAGATCATCAAAACGAGGACGTCCAAGCTCTTCCCAGCAAACGTTAATACTTTTTCCTAAATATAAACAAGGATATCCAGGAGCACTATAACGTTGAGTCTTCACTATTCCCCTTTGATTTAAAGGTATATGAAACATTTCTTCAAAAGTAAGTTTTTGATATTTTTCAATAGTCCTTGCTTTATATAAAACATATCCTGGTTGAATCGGGAGATATGAGGCCTTATAAAGAGAGTCCGATAAAATTTTTGCTATAGACTCATATGCTAAGCTATACATCCCTTCATAATAATAATTCACAGACTCCTTTAGATAGTTATTACATTCTTCGACCTTTATTATAATATCATCTATATCTGGTCCCAAAATAGCCTTATACTTTTTCAATAAAGAAACATAAGCATCCAAAGTACATGACAAACCTTCTCTAAAATCTTGCTTTTCTCTTTCTTCTGAAATCAAATCACTCCAATTCTTTAAAGGCATTAACTTTCTTAGTTCTTCATAAAATTCTTCCATTATCTAATAATATATTTAACACTTACAACTATAAGAAAAAACGCCCGAAATATAACTATTCCGAGCGCTAACCTTAACTATAAGATAATTTACATTTTTTACAGATTACTCATACCCTTCATGCTTAAGAGAGAAAGATAGAGCCGATTTTTATAGAGTCACCCTTAGGCTAATTTATCTATTTGAATCATTGATTTTTATTATCAATTCATTAAAAAGACGTTGATGTTCTTGTTGAAAGCGCATCAGGTCCCGTTTTAAATTTTCAGTTAAAATCAATTGACGATTTCTATAACATCTATTAAAATCATCACTTTCTGTTATAAGCTCTCTAAGGTCATTTTGATAAGGATTTAGAAAATCTTCGGCAACTTCATACCGATTGTTCATCAACATTACCAAATCCTTAACTCGAATATTCATCAACTTAAACCAAGGTAAAAGTTCCTTAGGATTAGTAGAATTTGAATACAAGCGATTAAGAAATCCTTTATACTCAGCTCGAACATCTTTTATTTCATTAATAAAATGATCTTTAAGGGTTCTATTATTGGTAAACTTATTTTGAAGTATATGAGTTATCCAGATTGCTATACAAATGTTAACTATGACAGAAGCTATATTTATCCAGTCAGCTGTCGTTATCACACAGGCGTACTCCATCTTTTTAATTCGATTTTACCATTCAACAATCTACCCCAAACGTCATGCTTAGCTGTAGTCTTTACATTTTCATTCCTTTTACGTCTTTCTTCCCACTGAGGCATTGTTTGACTTTCTATCATATCTTTCCAATGAGGTTCCTCATTAGATATAATTATTAACCGTTGTTTTACTACTGGTAATGTAAAATCATAAACAAGATTACCAAACGCTTCATCCAAAAAAGATGAAGCAAATCCTCCTGTACCATCTAATATAACTTCAAGCTTATCATTAGCATTATAAGCTTCAACAAACTTTTTATTCAAAATCTTATGATAAAACTCCTCTCCTGAAGCTTCACTAATACTGCAATTTCTGAGGCCAGGATATTCATCAAAATCATTTACTATTGAAATAGTTATCATTGTTTCATTTATTATATGTTATACAATCCTTTGTAATAGTCCACTGATACAATGTACCTCTAAATCGAGCTTTGCCTTTATCAAAATTACGTGACCGTTGTTCATTATTACAAAACCAAATCACATCATTTGTTAGTACAACTAAGTCTAAAATAGCTCCATCATCCATCATGCTTTTAACAGCAGGAAGTCCTTTATTCCTATTTACTTCTTTTGTACTTGAACCGTACTTCTTATCAAATGCACCTTTCAATATATCTAATCGACTATTAAACATAAATGTATCATAAAGCTTAATTCTAAACTTTCTATACAAGGTATCTAAAATTCCTTTACCTATATCTGTAACCGTAAAAATGACCTTTTCGTTCTCATATTTAATACCTAATAACCAATGTCTGTTTTCCGAATAAGCATGTTCTATTGAATTTCCGCAAATTTCCAGTAATATTGTTTTTAAAGAAGCAAAATTACCATCAATGCCTGTTAAATGCCTGACAACCTGGTTAATCAATTTGGATAAATTCTCATTATCTTTTCGAGAAAGCCTGTCCATTCCTTTCTCAAAAAAGATAAGAGATGATTTTGATTTAACACTATATCTCCTATTTTTATCGTCATACATTTGACTTAAGAAGCCTGATTCTATAATCATGTCTCGACATATCTTATCCTTTGGGAAATTGCCTTGCATGTTAACTCTACTTAACTTAAGTCCATCACCAATTGCAGAGAGAACACTTATTGCGGCATAATCAATCTGCTGAACACTCAATAAAGAAATCTTAACATGTCTTACACCATTCGAAAGAGCACTAAAATTTCTACAATCTCTTATCTCTCTAAAGAAAGACAAACACTCATCTGTATTTTCTAACAATCGAAAATCACTTGGAGCATCAATCATATCCAAATGACGTCCTAGCCTATTTGAATACGTATCTGAATACTCTGAGTTCTTTCTCTTTCTCTTTCTCAACAACCGAACTTGTCTTTCGCTTCTTCTTTTATTCCAACGTTTATATTCAGGTGTTGTATAGAGTTTCTTCATATCTTCCAGAAATTTGCCGCAAGATACTACATTTTTCAAATCTAACAATTCTTTTTATATATATAAATTTTATCTACACATCAAGAATAAAATATACAGATCCTTATACAGACTACTCTAATCCCGAGGCTTAATTATGCCATCCAACTTTCTTCATATTAAATATTACAACATAAATAACTATTGACCATTTCGTAAAAAGAGTCAAAAAGCTCTTCTTTCAAAGTTTGAATCAATAAAACCGCTCCACCCTCACGGGCGAAGCGGTCTATTTTAATGTCTCTGTGATAAAGCATAGTTCATCTACGTTTCTTTATCAGCCAGACAACTACATAACCAATGCCTAGCAATAATATACCAGAGAAGACACCGATTGCCCAGCCGCCGACATTCATCTTAGCCTCTTCCCAATTGGTTAACTCTCTTTCTACCGGATAAGAAACCTGTACCACCTTTTGTTTAGCATTCAATAATGAATCATACTTGGCCTGCAGTAATATATGATCGCTATTCAATTCTCGGAACTGTTCTTTTTCCCGGTAAAGTTCGGTCCGGATCACATTTCCTTTGTCGTCAAGAACAATCACAGTTGAATCACGGGTTACAGTCGAATCACGAATTTCTATTTTCTCCCTGATAATTGTCGAATCACGTATTATAACAGAATCACTAGTTTCTGCCTTACTTTCAATCGGAACATACTGAACCCTGCTCCGGCAACCGGTAAACAGGATCAGGAAACATACTATAAAATGAAATATTATCTTCATGGCTGTACGACTATATTAGGAATAAAAGAGGGATATTCCGGAATAACATCATAACAAGGGCACTCTTTGATACGCTCAAAATGATCGATCACTCCGTTATTGTTAGTATCAGGTGAAATGTCCCGGTGCCCGATCACCTGCACAATCTTCCATCGACGGCAAATCTCATTCACCAAGCTATTGATAGCATCTTTTTGCTCAGGTGTCCGGGTGTCTGCCGCCTTACCGGAAGCATCCAAACCTCCTTCGTAGCAAATGCCAATACTTCTACTATTCCATCCTTTACAGTGCGCCCCGACTTCATCTTCATGGCGGCCAGGATAAACAGTACCATCTTTCCGAATGTAATACTGATATCCAATATGTTTTAGTGGTTCCGTCTGAACAGGACGCTTAAATCCTCTGGCTTTATGACCGGCATCCAATTGCTCAACTGTATAATCGGATGTTATACGTGTTGCAGAACAATGGATAATTATTGTATCTATCTTTTTCATTTTTATTCTCCTATATTAATACCCATTCTGCGGTTCACGATCACCGCACTTCTTTCTCTCACATCTCTTCAGTGCAAGTTCAAGCTTGACATCCGAATAGCTCTCTTTCAAAGTAAAAAGCTCATCCTGTACCTGTCGAAGCCTTCCGGTTTGTTCTACAAAACGTTCTTCTTTTTCTGATAGCTGTTTCTGCAGGAACTCGTTATACTCACGTAAAGCCTTGAACTCCTCCACATCGGCATGGGCGTCCTCAATACGGGCGTTTGTCTTCCGGTTCGTATAGAAGCTAATCCCCCATTTTATCGCCTCGAATCCTCCCAATGTTCCGATGATTGTCAGGATGTCAGTTAATTCTACATTCACTTTACACCTCCTTCTGTTTTATTTGATCATCTTTGTTACGAGTTTTTTTCATTGCCATAAGGCAGTGTTTGTTATTTCTCCGCCTCCGGCCTGTGATAGATGGGAGGCGGATTTTTATATTATTCGCTCGGTTACTCCTCTTTTAGCGGTTCATCCAAAATTTTGACATACGTCGGCATCGTGAACTCAGAGAACATGCCGTTGCGATCTATGAAGTCAACACGTTGTTTGAGGTATTGAAGTTCTTCATCAGTCAAAGCTATATCTGTTGTTTCTGTTATGGCCGCTGCATCAGTAAATCCGATATTGATTTGACCACTCCCCATATCCTTGATAACGATACGCTTCTGATCAACCTCCGAGATCGCTATCTTACTGTCTATCGATACTTTCAGTTCCATGTTTTTTCTCGTGTCAAACTGTGGTAACACGGTGTTGAGTATTAATACTCTGTCTTTTAATGTCAGTTCCATATTGTATGTTTTTATGATTGTTTGCATTGTAATTAATAATGTCTATTGAATAGATACCATCCCTGGTTAAAATAAGCGAACGTTGCACAGTCACCCTTATTCATGTCAAGTGTCATGCTGTTGCCGTTATTGTCCAACAATGGTGTATCAGAGTTTTCTGGTTCTATTCTGATACCTTCGGAAGAGAACTTCGCCACGATCACATGCACAAAAATCACGGAATTGAAACCGACTTCGCTCCACGAATCTCCGTATTCCGGGTGGACTTCTCCCATTTTCTTTGTGATCGTCGACCGGGAAGGGAGATAGACGCTAAGATACGTACTGGTACTGAAGACGAACGTGTCCCGATAACCGATGTTCAGGACGATTGTATCACTCTTGTCCGACGAGGGTGCATAACGGGCAGTCGAGATCGATCCGTTGACCTTTAAACCTCCAATGCAGTATAACGCATAGTTGCGCCGTCCACCATGAACATCTATCACAGCCCCATAATTTATATCGTTGTGATTAGTTGTATACTCAAGGCGCATCAAAGCACTTGTTCCCCCAAGCGTAGACGGCAAGGTATTTAGACCTAGGCCGGCCCATTTACCGGAAGATGAAAATCCCAAAAACGCATTACTTCCTGATGAATAAAGGAAAAATTTAGAAGACGATTCACCGGAATAGCGGTTATCCGAGAATAGTCCTCCAGACTCCATCCTAAGTCCTCCGATGTAGGCATCCCCATTTTGATAAACTTTAAACGGAGCATTTGCAGGTGTTGCATTTCCAGCCCAGATTCGAACAGAGTTTCCGGCAGTTCCACCTCCCGATAACCCGGCAAGTTTTTCTCCATTTGAATTTGCTATATAGATACTTCCTCTACTTTCCACGTTTCCATTGCTTTCTACCCGGAATGTCGGATCAGTGGGTGGTTGCCCTTTCGCCCCGGCTGTTCCTCCCGACCAAATACGGATTGTACCAGACGCCGACATTCCACCTGTGCTTCCAAAAGCGATTGCACCCGTAGTTATGAGTCCGCCATTGATCTCCGTTATCGTATTGTCATATTTTGAGGCAAGAACCCATTTAGAACCGCTATATCTATAGATATTCTCCCCATCCACCCATAAGTCATTCGTTCGCATACCCGATGTTGGAGCTGTCGTTTGATAAAATACCCTTGCCTTATTATTTGCAGTCAATTGGGCGTTGTTGGCTGCATTCGACGCATTCTCTGCATCCGTCAGGGCATCATTTACCCCATCATACAACGGTTGAAGGTTAGGACGGTCGGAAATGTTATTATAACCGGATGTTCCGGATTTGAATATCACAGGTCCGGTTATAGTCCCATTCACCAGATCAATCACCAATCGGGCTAACTTGTCCTTTATCAATCCTGTCGTGATCGTCTGGCCGGCAATCTCAGTGTATCCATAATTCGGAAGCCAAGAGCGTACGCCATCCTCCGGAGTATTGAGCACCCCTACCCAGAAATGATAGAACCCTGTTTCATCCTCTAACTTTATCTGCCGTTCACTGACATATATTGAGCCATTTGTTCCTTCTTTTGGACATTTGGCATAAACATAATAGGCAAGCGAATTATTCAGCCGGAAAGAAGCCGCCGGAATAGCCCATTCACGGATTTCCTCGCTAACGGTAAAGTGTACTAACTTTCCTGTCGTATTCTTGAAATAGTTGGCATCATTGTCCGCATTCGGAATAAACTTCATCCCTATAAGCTCCATCTGCTGGGAATTGGTGCCGACGATAAGTTGAGCCGTATGCACGGCCAACGGCTTGATAAGTTCAGTGAAATAATCCCCTTCCGGGTCAAACATCATGCCCAAAGTTTCCATCACGTCCCGCCATGAGCGTTTCGTATGTTCCCGAACCGGCTTAACCGCATCCTCAATCTCTTCCGGCACTTTATTCACATCATCCACCAGATCCTTAAAACCATTCGATTCAAGGAAATCGGACAAGGTAAGTTCATACCGGTATGAAGGTGTACCGTCTTTCTCGATATACCTTTTTATTTTGGTAACACGAATCTCTCGATCGATATCCAACTGTTCGGAATATACGCCAACCATCTGGCCACAGGCGATAAAGATGTTTTGCAAACGAAAAACAATTTCATCACATTTTCCTCGTAACTGGATGCGTTTCTCGCACTTGCCATCCAACCATGCTTGCGCCTCTTCCTGTAGCTGTAATGAAGCGTTATCCCTGTAGCTTTGCGGCATCTTCAGGCCGGTAAGGATAAACTTGTCACCGACAGAAAAATTAATGTCACCGGGGACTTTCAAGGCGTTTTCCTGGTCATTCTGCTTTAGTTTGAACTGTTTCAAGTCATTTTCCCAACTGTCTTCAACGATTGCAAGGTCATAGCCAGCCAAGCCGCCATCCTGGAATGTAACGATCACTTCCACCCCGTCCAACAGGCAATCGGTAAGATTGAAATCCATACCGGCAGCTCTCAGAGTGTAATCGTCGATCTTTTCTGTTACGGCAAACTCTCCTTTCGGAAAGATATGGTCGAATTGCATGGACTTTTCTATCCGGCCGTACTTCTCTACATTCTTTTCGATAGAGAGCCGGCCATCAGGCAGAAGAAGATAATCAGCACCATAATCGGGACCGAGATTCTTGTCTGAACCGTATGGATAAAAAACCGTCACAGGTGGCGTATCATCAACAGCGGACACTTCCAGTTCGGTAAAACCCATTCCTTCGCCCTGTGCCAAGACAAGGCCGTTGCTTGAATACTCCCTCCTGCCGATATTTATTGTCTGACCGGATATCCAGTATTCCGTATTCAATTCTTTAATGAGTTCGTCAAGTACCGTCCCGACTTTCTTATCTTTGAAAGAAAGGGTAACCATCCGGGATTCGATACAGGATCCGGCCACCCAACCAGATCCTGTACGGTTCATGTTTTTGACAAATAGGATTAGCCAGTCACGGGCGGTACCGGTGTAATAGTCGAAGTTCTTTTTCCGCTCCGGTGTACCATGAAGGAAAAACTCTGCATCCAAAAGGTCGTACCGACTTGAATAGAACTGAACGGTATATTCCCAACCAAGAGATGTCTCCCTTCTCGTCACCTTCTCATTATGCCGGATCTTGTATTTTGTCCCTTCAAAGTCTATATAGTCGTTGATTTGAAGGTTTACCACATTTCGGGAAAGAAAATTCAGGGTAAGAGTGTCCTCACCCATAATCTCTTCGACCGTATAACTATTATCCTTCAGATAAACGTCACAAACTACCGTATTTCCGCGCTTTATTTCCATACTGCTAAATAACCTACTTATTTTTAGGCAATAAAAAACACGGCAACCGGATATATGACATTTTACCGGTTGTCGTGTTTTAATATATAAGGTAGATGTTCTGTTTATGGTAGATTTCTAAAGCGCAAGTCCACACGCGCCAAAAGTCGTAGACAACGCTGCAATCTCACACCAGAACATCGGCTTCGTTGATACAAAGTCCTGCCATATATTACCACTCAACCGTTTACTCATGCCTATTACCGTGTAAACGATAAAAGCCAGCCACACCGGAATAAGAACCCACCAGAAAGACGTGCAGCCAACCCATAGCTGAGAAGAAAGCAACGTCAATGCCGCCGATCCACAATGAATGCGGTTTATCCAAGTGTCTTTGAAATCAGGAGCCAAACCGACACCAATCAAACCGATACAGGCTACGATCGCCAGCAACCGCATAGTAAAGGTTGTACTCATTTCCCAAATGACCGGGAATAGGAACATAGCCGTCAGTGCCATGCTTGCTCCAAAGATCAATTTATGATCAAGAGTATAATACGTCGCACTAATTGAGTACGGTACACCTTTTGCCTTTATACAAACTGCTGCCGTATAAACTGCGATAACCAAAAAAGAAATAATTAATAATAACATGATTTTCAAACTTTATTGTTTAACTTTGTTTCCGGAGACCCTCGGTCCCCTAATTTTCTTTTTTTACAGCCTCCAATCTGTGATAGCCTGGAGGCTGTTTTATTATTCTTTCGCCACCGAACATTTTATATCTCCATTTGTTTTAAAAGAAAATACCCAACCTGGGGTTGGCGATTATCAATAATTTTTTCTGAATATACATTTGCTGTCTTTCTGCTGTGACAGCCCAAAGACAGTGTCACTAATTTATTAATACGGCCTTGCAGGCGGAGTGAAGTTTGATGTCCAACGGGCAATATTACTGATGCGAAACTCGTCAATCATACCGTTCAGATACAATCCATAATCTCGATATTTTCCGATCATTAAAGAACTATAGTACCCTGAAACCATCGTTGATGTGAAACCAGACGCATACACTCCATTTACATACACTTTCCAATATCGAGATTGTGACCTGACGATCGCAAGATGAACCCACTGATCCCGTGGCATCGTAAAATAGCATATTGCATCCCCTCGGGTTCCACCATACTGCAATCCAAAGAAAATGCGTCCGTCAGATTCCTCCATTATATCAAAGCTATAATTTCCACCACCATTGCCTTTTGACATTATACCGTTTCTCACACCACTTTTCAGTTTAATCCAAAAATCGACGGTATAGTTTGGATATAGGGACTCGTTTATGGCATTCGTTCCACTTACCTTTACATACCCGTTTCCTGAAAACGAAACGCAATTCTTGAATTTTCCCACTACATAGGACATATTACTACCAACATAAGGCTTGCCTGAGACTTCATCTTTCAATGATCCATCAAAATGTAGCAACAACAAAGTATTCTTGTCTACTTTCTTCCGTCCCATCATCGATCTTATCATACCAACCTCCTTTCCGCCGAAAGTCGGTCAGATACTTTAGTTAAGAGGTGTTTACCCCCCCCCCCGTTAACATTTGTAAACAATTATTTCTCATGACTTTATCTCCTATTTTTTAGTCGTTAATATCTTGTTTCATCTTTTTCAACGGCAGATCATTCTTCGTAAGCCCAATAGCGGATCAGGACAGTGCCATCACCGCCGTTACCGTAAGTACCACAACCGCCACCACCGTAACCGCCACTTTTTCTATTGCCATTTCCAGTTCCGCATCCTTTGTCGTAATCGGATTCTCCACCCATGCCCCCATTTATATTTCTGTCTGAACCACCACCTCCGGCATTTCGTTTCCCAGTAGGTTCGCCAAAATCGCGGGTTGTATGCCTTTGACCCTTTCCTCCGCCATATAGGGAACCAGCTGGATAGAGAGAGCCATTTTCATTGCGGCTGCCGATTCCGTTAGATCCATCAGAACCCGCTTTAGCCGTATCTGAATCATCTCCTGCTCCGCCACTTCCGCCGTTGCCACCAGTATATGCTCCGGCATTACTTCCGCCTGGATAACCATTACCCGCACCATTTCCGCCATTAGCTCTATAACTTGAATTTAAGAATTGAGAGTATCCACCGTTGGGGGCAACTTCAGAATACCCTCCAATTCCTCCTTTCCCAACTGTTATCGGAATTGACTGACCCGGTGCAACAGAGATAGCATCACCGTCTCTCCACCCGGATGTATCTTTTTTGAAGGTTTTAGTATAGCCGCCACCTCCACCGCTTCCATTATGTCCTGCACCCCCTCCTCCGACAAGAAACACATCAACCTCCCTACATCCTTTAGGTACGATCCAGGTATAATTCCCGGCAGGATAGAACCTCTTGGTGAACAACTGCAACTTCTTCCGTCCCATCATCGACCGTCTCATCTACGCCCTCCTTTCTTACGATAAGAGGTCGTAACTTCTTTATTTAGAGAGCATTTTACCCCCCCCCGTTTAACTTTTAATAACATAGCCTGTTTCATTGCTTTACCTCCTGTACAATTGTGGGCAAGTCTTTCAAGTCGTTCGGATAACCTGTAACGGTTGTCAGAATGCAGAGATAGATCACACCGTATTGTTCATAATATTTGTCTTTCTCGAATGCCATACCCTGCACGTATGGAATAGGATCATCAAGCGTGCCTGCGTGCTCAGCTTCAACGATCTTATACAGTGAAGCAGTTTCTATGCCCGGTTTCCAATCGGCTTGCAGCTTGTGCTTTTGTATCACTTCAAACAAAGTGTCGCTTTCTCCTTCCACTACTCGAAGCCGGAAGCCTATTTCAACTTCCTTGCCAAACTCCGCATCTTTCTCACCCCAAATGGGGAATAAGACCTGCATCTCCAACGCTTGGCTGGCTGTGAGAGACACGCTGTTCATCATCGCACGGGCAAAGGTCACTGCCTGCGCTTCCGGGGATTTAGCGATTGCCTTATCTGCTTTAGTTTGCAAGGCTGCCGTTGTTGTATGGATCATTTCAGGATAGCCTTTTACCACGATAGCTTCGACCTCCTCGGCTGTTTGGGCGGCATCGATACGGGATAGCAAGCCGTCTGTCACCTTGGCGCACTGCTCCGAATAGTCCGCTATTTCGTCAAGAGCAACCGTTAAGATATTCGAGGCGTAAAGATGACCGCCTACTTCGACTTCTTCCTGCCGGCCACACTTATCCTTCACTTGCAGGGTGTTCGAGACATATGCGTCCTGTTCATCAATATAATAATGATGGATGTCTTTGTCGTAGATTTCCTGCCGTTTGGCATCACGGGCACGCCAGAGCTTTTCTTCCGGTGCCGGTTCGGGTTCCGGAGTGAGTTCCTTCCGCCAACATTCCAGCGGACTTGCCTCCGGATGGTCAGTGTGGAACTGTTCCTGTTCGGCATCTAACAAGAGATATGCGCCGTCGTTATATTCTTCTTCCATTGTGCCTACCTTGTAGGAGTCAGGAAGGGGAGCGTCGGTCTCCCAGAATTGGATTTCTTTTTGGATGTATAGCATAATCAATTTAATTTTAATCCTTTACCGCCATTGTATAATTGATTTATCTCACTTCTGGATAATATGCGTTCAAATATGGAGACTTCACATATAAGTCCATTATATGATCGTTCGGTTACTGATGTGAAAAATATATCATCCAGACCTATGTAGAAGTGAGAACCTTCGTAGAATGGATCATTTATTGTCTTAACAAGTGTAGCATTTTCGTAAACACTCATCGTGTTATTATCGTAAGTTACCACATAATGACACCAAACATTGAATTTATTGGTTGTAATATTAATTCCATCATTAATATTTTGAATGTTCTTATACCTCATTTCAAGTCCATATCCTTCTCCGTCTTTTATTCGGCTTACTATAATTCCTCCGTATCGGTCTACTGATTCGTTATACTTTTTAGCCCACAGGGAAATACTATATGCGTTTTTCTTTACATATCCCGTTGTCGGTATCCTAATTCCAGAACCGTTTATAAAATACGCAGATTTATTTCCTGTAAAAATGCTATCGTCTTTCCATTGTACATTGTTTTTTAGCTCGCCTAATACCCCATTGACACATTCATACGAATCACCGTTCAATGGAAAGTAATACTTAGCATTCCACTGATTGGAAAAATCGGATTCGGTATCTTTTCCCGTCATCACCCGTCTCTTCATCTTTCACCTCCTTTCATTATACTCTCACGACAATTATCCCATGTTCTTTTTTCAGCGATACCCCTGTGGCTTTACCAGCTGGCAGTTCAACGCTTGTTTCCTCCGATTGCCAGCCTGAACCGTTCGGGATGGGCTGGGTAATGGTAGAGCCTGTGTTGTTCTTAATCGACAAATAGAACTCCTGCATCTCCGGGACACTGTTTATGTCGGCAAAGTTGATGGCTGCCGGGTTGTTTGCTGCGTAGGCAAATCGTAAGTTATACGGCGAAGAGGGAAGCTGCCCGATGTTGGATACGTCGATGTATTCCTTCAGGCGGAGTGAATCGGTTACCTTCTGCTTCTCCTCGTTGCTGTAATTATTATCCGTATGGACATACGCGGCATCCTTGACCGTGTGGTCGTCATTCTGAAGCTGGGAGAGCTTGGTCGGGATGCTGTTCTGAACATTCGCGATGCTCTGATTCAGCCCGGCGATAATCCCTTGCAACGTCTGTGTGTCCTCCACGCTGGCAAGGAAGGCAATGATCTCGTTGAACGATTCGATGGCACTCGATGCGTCACCCGAAACGAGCGTGTTGACTTGCTGCTGCAAGGCTGTCAGCGCGTTCCTGATTTCCGTGTCGTCGTAGCTTTCCCCGTCCTGTCCTTCGGCTACCACCCCCGTATCTTCTTCGCCTATTTTCCAATGCTTGGTTTCCGGATCGATCGAAGGAACCGGGGCATCGTTTCCCCGAAGGTTCGGGGTGTCGAACTTACCTTCAGCCGTCGTGATCGTCAGGATATAGGTCGTGGCATCATTCGTTTTAACCGTGACCTTCACCTCCTGCATGACGGCCGGCAGCTGGGCAAACGTATGAACGCCATCAGCCAGCTTCATGTTGAATTTACCGTTTTCCAAACGTTCAAATAACCAGACTGATGCAGGATAGACGGTTACGTTATCGGCCCATTCGGCGGTCGTCTGTTCGATCTGTTGATAAATAAATGCACCTTTCTTACTCATTGCTCAAATATCCTTGTTTTATCGTTCGTACTGATTCATTGTAATAATTGGCTCCTGTCAGATAAACATTACCGGGCAAGGCTGTACCGCTGCCGGATTCCTTCCACGAAGCTTTTCCCCCGGCAAGATCATAAAGCCGGTAGAACACATATTCTCCTTCTTCCGCTACACGTACTTCATCGCCGATACGAAAATTGATGGTTGTACCGTCGGTATTGACATAGCTCAATGTATTTTCGTCCGGGATAGCCTCTAACGTCGGGATCTCCGGTTTGTTCTTGATGTAGTTCTTATTGACAGGATCGATAACGTTCCAGTCGGGTTGCAGTCCACTGATGACTCCTTCGGCGGCTTCGGCTGCACGATTGGCGCGGTCGGCGGCTGTGTTGGCCTTGCCGGTTGCGACTATGGCATCTTCCTTTGCCGTATTAGCAGCCAAAGCTGCCGTATCCGCCAGTCCTGCCTTTTCATTGGCCAGAGTAGCGGCAGCTTTGGCTGTATTTGCCGCCTTGTCTGCATTTTCTTTTGCCGTGTTTGCGGCTAAAGCTGCATCCGTCGCCGATTTTGTAGCAGTCTCGGCAGAAGCTATGGTATCATCCGCACGCTCTACAGCCGCATCAGCATTTTCGGCGGCAGTTGTAGCCGAGGATGCTGCTTCATTCGCTTTATCCGTTGCGGTATTGGCATTTATTGTTGCCGTGTCAGCCTTTCCTGCGGCATCATTGGCCTTTCCTGCGGCTATATTGGCTTCAACAGTTGCTTTATCTGCTTCTTCCTTTGCCATATTGGCTGAAGCTGCTGCGGTATCGGCATTCTCGGCTGCGGTATTGGCTATATCGGCTTTTTCCTCCGCCAATGCAGCGGCAGCAACAGCCAATTTGGTCGCTGCATTAGCATCTCCGGCAGATTGAGTTGCTTGACCAGCTGCGGCATTTGCTAAAGCTGCGGCATCATTTGCAGCCTTGGTTGCCGCCTCTGCGCTCACTTTTGCGGTGTTTACATTCGATATAGCAGTATTAGCTTCCTCCTTAATTTGGGACATCTGTTCACGAACCTCTTTTGCCGCATCCGTTGCCGGCTTCATAAGTTCGGCCTTATCAGTCTCTGTCAGATCAGAAAAATGCAGTTTCAATTGATCCACTTCTGCTGGTGTCAGATCGGAAAACTTCATTTTCAATTCTTCACGGTCGAAAATATCCACGTATGCACTATCCGGCTCACCTTCGTATTTCATTTGAAGTGTACCGTTCAACTTTCGAAAAACCGGCTTCTCTCCTTTCGGCCCACGAATTTTCTCAATTTCCAACAGATTCTGCCAAGCACCATTAGCTCCTTGTTTCCAAAGGATGTATTTATCGTTTATCCCTAAAAACGCACTAAGGCCGGGATCGCCCTGTTTACCTTTCATTGCAGAGGGCAAAGCACGCTTAGGTCTCCCACCCTGAATGATCAGGATCATATCATTATCGGTTATTGTTCCGGCTGCCGGAAGCAAATTAGCCCTGATTATTTCAAATTCTTCTGCCATATCAATTGAAAACTATTATTCTACCTTGCTCGTCTGCCAATAACCCCAAATCCGGATCCTTCAGCACACGGTAACGAACATCACCGCCAGCATCTATCCAACTCACTACGGGAACAACAACAGAAATAGTGAATCTTGCTCCTATCCGGTTCTCCTGCCAGACTTCCACAGAAAAGGACGGGCAATCAGTATAGTACACCTGAATGATACCATCCAACGTCTTAATATATAATTCCTGATTTCCTACACCGGATATCTGGCTAAAGAATGCCCGATAGTTATTCAGAAACTCTTCCACACTGCCGGCCAACATCCAAAGGGACAGTTTTATTTCCCTATGCTGGGTTTTGATTGTCGAAAGGTCTACCGTACGGCCATCGGTGAACGGCGCCTTAACCGCAGGATATTTCAAGATGTCCTCCTGGTTATCGTCCGATCCTATACCGAAGTCTGCAAAGTCTATCCCATTAATCGCATACTGCCCGCGAAGCCCGATACCGCCGGCCGGAGTTGCCGGATAAATGGCATGATTGTCCTCGACAAAAGAAAGTTCAAACACAGATACGTTCTCCCCTGCATTAAATGGCACAGGCTGTTCGTGAGAAGAGCAGACATTGAAGCGTAAGCGGTTGGTCATACCGGCAATAAGATTGAATTCCCGATAGCCCGGTGCGGACAGATCAGCAACAAACTTTCTATACCCAGACCAGAACTGCTCAAGCGTTTCTGCCTTCATGAGGAATTTCAACTTGACGGTCTTAGGTTCGAACTCCACAACCGACAGATCGGGATCGATCCCGTCGGCTTCCGCCCAGTTGTTATATTTGACTGCCTTACGTTTGGGGTATTTCAGAAGATCATCAAAAGAACCTTCCAATAATTTACATCCCCATTCAGTATATACGTCTTTTCCATCTATTGTCATAATACACGTGCTGTATGGTCTTTATGAGTTATTACCTTACCGCCAGCGTTCTTTACGAACACCACGGCATAGTTACTCGCATGGATCTCGGCTTCCGCCCCGTGCATCAGGATCACGTTGTAGCGGCCGATCGTATCAAAATGAAGGATTGCCTTGGAACCGGCCAGGAATACCTTCACCGGATTCGTCAGTTTCACGTCCGTTTCGATATAGATTCCCATGCTTTCGGCCTTCTTGCCCCGGAACTCCCGTAATTGTTCCATAGACGGGAAATTATTCTTCGTGCAGAACTCCGTACCCTGCGGCGTCAGCAGAAGGCGCATAAGCTCTTCTTTATTTTCCGTGCCATGCAACAACCTACAGGCACCTAACCGGTTTGCGATCTCAAAAAACTCTTTGTCCATCATGTTACATTTTTACTTTTACGTTAATAGTACCTTCCAGGGCATCAACCGTGCCTCTAGTGTTTTCCGATATCTTACCGGCAACCTCTTTGATCTCTCTCGTATTCTCGGCGATCCGATCGGTATTCTTTTCCACTTTATCTGATAGTTCGCGGATGGCCTTCACATCTTCCCAACCTCTGGATTGCATATCATAGATCAGCTTCATCTGGTCCCGTATGGGTTGCATACCGCCACGGATGTCTTCCAACAAGATACGGACAGCCCCGGTCTGTCCGGCCAACAGGTCTATGCTTTCTTGGGAGGCTTTGGCATACGCGCCTTTCAGGGTATTTTCGGATATATCTTCTTCTTTCTCCGGTTCTTCCACCTTATCTTTCATCAGGCTTTCCGCCCATCCGAACTGCCTGTCAATCTCCTTTTGCAGTTCTTCCGCCATGTTATAGATATAATCCTGTTCCCAGCCGGAAAGGACATTGTCGGCATAGAACTCCTTCAGCTTGTCACGGATCTTCTCCATCGCTCCGGAAGATTCCGTTGCCGCCTTGATGGATTCTGTGACCATCTGCCGCATCATCTTTTTGACGGTATCTTTCGCCGATTCTGCCCGGTCCTCACCAGAAGCCCACGCTTCGGCTTGTGCGTTTGCAAAATTGTCAATGGCGGATTTCAAGTCTTCCCCGAAGATGGTATCTTTGGCCTTCTCCTTGTTTTCTGCTATAACGTCGTTGATTTCCTCGATTTGTTCCTGCCACTCCTTGATACGGCTGTCATCAGTTTTTTTCTTGTCCTGTTCCTCTCTGATCTGTTGCTGGATAAGGATCTTCTGTTGCTCCAGCAGCTTGTTGTTCTGCTCAATCATTTTGGAAGCATCCTTTGAATAGGCCTTCTCGATTGACTTTTCCAACTTACCGTAAGATTTATCCAATGTATCAATTTGATCCTGCAACCGCTGGATACGTTTCTCGTTCTTCTTGTCATGGATTTTGGCGATGGCACCGGCCAAAGATGTAACGACACCAATGGCAGCACCGGCAGACGCACCGAGTGGACCGAACATGGAACCGGCTTTCGCACCGTTCATTGCAGAACTTACAGTGTCCATAGCCACACTGAAGCCTTCGGCTATCCCGCCGAATACACCACCGAACGAATCTCCGAGCTTCGAAAACGTATCAGAAAGGAACTGTCCGGCCTGCATGATCTCATTCATGCCCTCCTCTATCTCAGCCAAACCCTCTTTTAACTTCTTGGCATCACTTTCAGAGGTAAATACTTTTTTTAGGCCATTTGAAACTTTATTAAAAGAGGTTTCCATTTGGTCGGCTTCACGACGAACATTGGCTATTTCATCCTTGATGGCCTTCAACTGATCCGGTGACTTGCGAAGCACATCAAACTGCTCTTTGGTAATACCGAATGAATTATCAGATGAATATTCCCCTCTTTCAAGAAAAGACAAGAATTTTTCCGCTTCATCCGCAATGGCACGAATAGAGGTGATATTCTTTTTACTCATATCATCAAACAACCGGGTGATAATGGAGGTGCTCTTTTGGGCTTCATTATCCACGTCCGCCAGCTCTTTCTTCATACCTTCTGCAAGGGAAAGCCGTTCACCTTCCGTTGTGGCCTTTGCTATCTTCTCATTATAAAGCTCCGTGATAGCCTGACGCTTTTCCAAATATGAACCATATTCTTTCAAGTATTCGTTCATGGCGCGTTCTTCTGCTTCAATCTGCTCATGGATAACATCAGATGTCGCATTTCCTAATTTGGCCCCAGCATTGACTTTTGCCATTCGGATCTCAATCGTCTGCTCTTTAGTCAACTTTCCGCCTTGTGCCTCTCTCCATTCTTTTTCTCTTGCACGGATAGTATCCAACTCTCTGTCATAATCAAGATTCAACTGGGCGATCTTCTTGTCGGAACCTTCTTTCATCAGGTCAATTTCGGATTGCTGGTTTTGACGATGAAGGGATAAGAGTTCCTTTTGAAGTTTTTTCTGTTTCTCAAGTTCTTTCTGATCTACAGGTTTTGCAAACTTCGTCTCTTCTTGTTCTGATTGGCTATTTACCAAAGCCTCTGCTTTTGTACGATCTTTTAATCCTTGTACAACGATCTCTACTGCTTTCTCATGTTCTATCTTTAGCTGCTCATTCCGTTTTCGCAACCGACGTAATTCAAGTGCTTCCGGGAAGCTAGTGTCAATCCAACTTTTTTTATCTAATTGAGAAATCCGTTTACTATTTTTAGCCATCTCTTCTTCAATGGAATTCACAGTGGCACGTTGTTGTGCCATAGTACGATCATCTATCGACTTGGACAACATCTTGTTGACTTCAACCATATCCATTAAAAGGAATTTCTGTAGAGAAAGATTCTTCAATTCATTCGGATAAAGCTCTTGTAACTTTTTATAAGCTTCAACCTTTTGCAAAGTGGACTTATTTTCATCTTGCAACACACCCAACATTTCTTCCGTCTGGCTTCTCATTCCATCAGACCATTCTCTCATTTCTGCGACTCTCTTATTATGAGCAGCCAACGCCTTTTCCGAAGCTGTAGCCTGTGTCGCAAGTTTGAATATTGCATATCCCAATGCGGTAACACCTGCCACTGCTAATACATATGGGTTTGTAAGAGCTGCCTTTCCTGCCGCCAACATAGCAACAGCCTGTTTTCTTAAAGCACCGGTAAGTAATGCTGTAGCTGTCGTATGTTGAATTGTCGCTAATCGGCTTAGAGCAGATGATTTTACATACGAATGTTGAGCTACCTGAACTAATAGAATAGCTGTTTTATATGAAAGAAAAGCTCCAGCTGCATTCTTTACCAACGATTCAAGGTTTGATATTGTACCTTCTATATCGTTATTCTCAAATGCTTCATTAAAAGCCTTGGCAATATCGGAGACTTCTTTCAGAATCTTCTCTCCCAAAGGACGCAAATAGGCCTGTACATTATTAGCCAACAATGTAAGCTGATTGTCTGCAGCATCTTTCATCTTCTCAAACGCGGCTTCCGTAGCTCCTAAAGAGTTCTGTAACTCTCCGAGATCACTCGCTGCCGACTTAGCATTCTTTCCGGTCAAAGCCAATGTTGCAGCCAATCCTTCATCCGTACCGAGCATTTCCTTCATCTTAGAAGCAGAACCGCCAGCCTTCTCATTAATCAACTGCAATGCTTCCTGGAAAGTACGCCCTTGAAAAGCGGCATCCCCAAGTTCCCCGGCAGTACCCTGGATAGCAGCCCGGATTTGGGTCATTGCCTGCGCTGTCGGCGTACCCTGTTTGGTCAATGAAGCGACTGCACCCAACACCTGATCAATACTGATCCCGTATGCGGCCGCAATAGGCGCAACCTGGGCTATGGAGGCTCCTAATTCGCCAAATGTAGTCTTACCCAATCGGACAGTTGTAAAAAGCTGATCCGAGACTGTACCAGCCTCCTCTGCTGACATCTTATAAGCATTCAGGATCGTTGTAACAGCATCGGCTGCCGTCTCGGTTTCTGTAAGCCCTCCCACGGCTGCTTTAGCCGAAACTTCTAGAATCTTCATACCATCTGCCCCATCATGACCGGCAGAAACAATACTATAGAGTGCTTTGGCGGCCTCCGGAGCCTTAATCGGTATCTCTTGGGTTATGGACATAACCTGATTCATAAAACCGGTCATATCATCCGTCACCTGTGTGGAAATGGTCGCCACTTCCAGCATGTTCTTCCGGAACTCTTTTTCAAAGTCGTATGAGCTTTTTGCAGCTTGTGCAAAAGCAGTTGCCGCACTGATACCGATACCACTGAATATATCAAAAGAGGTCACCTCGCTTGCCAGAGTCTTGATAATTCCCATAGCCTCGCGTTTCCCTTCGTATAAACCGGAGTTGTCGATACCAGTAGCCATAAATAAGGCTCCATCCCTACTTTTGATTCCCATAATGCGTTTATGGTAAAATATAAACTAAAAGCATTTGTATTCAGGAATCTTTTGTATATTTGCTGTATGAGTCCAACGGTTTTTTATAAAAATGGAATGCGTTTCTTTTTCTTCTCTTTAGAAGAAAACAGAATGCATATACATATCAGACAGGCAGAAAAAAAGGCTAAAATTTGGATAGAACCTTCTATTTCTTTGGCTGAGAATAAAGGTTTTTCTTCAACTGAAATTTCAAACATACTAAAGGAGGTACAAAAACATGAGCACATTATTAGAGAAAAATGGAACAACCACTGCGGAAGTAACAATGATTAATGCACGCGGTATCCTCCTTTTCGTAGGAGGAAAGGAATATTATCTATCGTATGACAGATATCCTTGGTTTAGAAATGCAAAAGTTTCGGATGTATTGGATGTAACCATGCCGGATGAAGAATCGTTGCGTTGGGATGCAATCGATGTGGATCTTGAGATCGACAGCATAATTCATCCGGAACGTTACCCGATATCTTTTTAACGAACAAAGCCCTGCTAACTTCACAGTCCGCAGGGCTTTCTTACTACCAAACAAATCAAAATTTATCACTATGACAAACCCTTTTCTCTACTCTCAATATAATATATAGTCATGCAGATAAAACTTTCTTTATCCGTTTCACATGGCCAGTATCGAAATCAACCATTTCAACCCATTCTCCATCTTCCTCTTTAATTGACGTATCTTCCGAATGAAAATCTTTGGCCCTTCGATTAATCAAATAACCACGTTCACGAAGCATGCCGACCAACAAAACAAAGCTGCTATCCAATATTTGTTCATGAGAATAGCCGAAAGCCTCGTTGCAGGTCACTAAGAACATGAAGCTGCTTTGAGGGCCTTCTTCTTCCATGTCTCGCTGTTTTTCTGAAGGGCTATTATCTCCACTTCGCTTAACGGGCTCACAGCTTCCAGCGCTATGATAGTACGAGAAAAAGGGTTACAGCCTATCCGGTACAAGACGGCATTCAGAAGGATATAGATATCCTCCCATGTACAGTTGTCTTTCAGAACTTCCCGGAACCAGGCCGGCATATCACCTTTCTTATTATGAATGCCAAGACATACGATTTCAAAGATAAGTTCGTCATATTTGGCTATCAGTTCGGCGACCTGATTGGAAAATCCTTTATTCTTATCAGCAATCAAAACCTCTCTATCCTCTTTATCGATATAAAGCAAAAGAGGCTTTATTCGAAACCAGGTGCGGACAGTGATCGGGGTTATGGCGATACTATCCCCTACCGTCTTTCCTTCCGGTAATGATTCAAGCCGGGTAAATTCAAACGGAATGGTTACCGGCTGACAAGAAACGGATTCACTTTCTAACTGGAGTACTTGTTTTACACTCATATTTTCGATTAAAATATAAAAGCCCCGGATAGTTCCGAGGCTTTCGATAACCTAAACAACAGTCCTTAATTATTCTGCTGCTTGTACGGCTTCTGTTTCTGCGCTTGTCTTCTCTCCGGAATACAAACCGTTTGCCATAAACTTGACAAGGATTTTATCGCCTTCATTTTCCGGCTGGATCATATAACTGTCACCAATAGCCCCCTCAATATCTTGGGCTTCTCCCTGGCCATCCACTTTACGTTGCCATTGGAAATCACCAGTCGCTTCCGCTGGTGTCAAGGTGGCCATAAGCGTTTCACCAACTTTGGGTGTACCGGTGATTGCAACTGCCGTTACCGGAGTAAGGGTTACATTCATCACCGCCCGACCGAACGAAGATCGTTGCTGCCCAGCAGAGGTAATTGCTGCCAAACGGGTACATTTAACTAGCAAAAGGTCTGTTTGTTCTGAAGACGGAGCCTGACTCAAGCGGGCACTGACTTTACAAATGGCAAATGTATATTCCGTATACTTACCTTTGTACGGTGTTGTCTGTATCTTGAACGATTTGCGGATATTTGGAATATCAATCGGAGCATTCCACTTACCACCACTTACAGAACCACCACAAAACGCGAGCATCTCCTGAGCTGTCGGCGACGGGATAGCAAATTCAAAACTATCCGGGTCGCCAGCCTTATCGAATGACTCCCAAGGATCTTTCATCCCTTCCGCACGAAAATCGACAGAGGTCGCTTCATTGAAATTGAAAGCAACTGAGCCTTCATGAACGATCGGACACTGTGTATAAATAGAGGCCGGAACACCATCACCGGGGTCACCATATCCTAAGAAGGATACGCCTACCGCCAAACTTCTTTCATTAGCCATATTCTTAATCTATTTCTGTTATTACTTCAAATCTTATATTTGTACAATCGAAGCCTTCTTTTGCTTCGCCAAGAGGTTCGGACCATACGATCCGAGATTTCCAATACATGCCGAAAGGAGGTGTGATATTTCGTAGTGCAGACTTAACTTTTCGTGTCACTCCTTTCATTAGCTGTCGATCAGGCCTGCCTTTCGCTTGATTCTTCACAAATACGTTGATATTAACCGAACCTTTATTCACAACCTCTGTTTCATTTAACGTGAGCATCCGGATTGTGATATGATTCTTTGTCTCACCATCACCAGAGCGATCTTTGTACAGAATAAAGCTCGTACTGACCGGTTCAACCGCATCATACACGATATCTACTATATCAAACTGATCAGCCATGTTCAATATCCTTTCTCAGCGAGTTTATCAAATAACGTTCGACTCTGTTTCTTGATCCAATCCTCAGCATGTTCCGTGGCAACGGAGATAACATCCAGATTTTCGATTGCTTCCACATACTTGGCATAAGGCATAGCGGCTACACCAATCAATACCCAGCCATTCTTATAAAGGGGTAGTAATTCTGATACGAGCCTTTTAGCCTCTCTCAATCCCGTATATTTATCGGTACCTTTCTTATCTGACAACTCGTAGTTCTCGGTCAATATATCGCCATCCTTGACGATCACATAACCGATAGAGCTACGGAGGTTACCAGTATGATCCTGATAGTTTCCTTTCTTTCGGGCAATCTTCACGAACTCTTCCCCGGCACGTTGCAATAATTTGTATATCCGCTCTTCCGCCCGGTCCACATAATAATCAAACCAACGCTCGACCTCCTTGTCGCTCCACATCGGAGTCAAACCACCTTTCCTTGCCATCGCTATACATAAATTACAGAGTGAGTCTGAAACGGCTCCCAACAGATGATATCCACATCGAGAGCGATACTATCAATCCGGATATGCTTCGCATTTTCCACAGGACGGGCCTTTGTCGAGAACTCACCGTGTACGATAAATTCCTTCCCATCGACATTCCGCTTCAATTGCTGTCCGCTATTGGATGGAAAGTATTGCCCAGTGACCTCTATTTCCGTCGGTTCTCCGGCAACCCATTCCCCTTTTACCAATTGTCCGGATTGGATTGTTACTATTGCCTTATGTGAATACCGTCTTACCATCTGTTTTGCGCCCTTCCTTTTGGAACTTCAATCTTATTCCCGATCAGTTCTGCTTTCTCCGGTTCTCCACCTTCCCTATACAGCCGTTTTGCCATAGCATCATACCAGGAACGGGGATATGTGATAGAAAGCTTGTTTTCGGTAAAGTCTGGCAGACCACCGACCATGGAATAAAGGTCGGCAGCCACCAGCTTTTGTTTTTGAATATCGATCGTCTTACTATCTTCTGTACCTTCAAAACCGCGTCCCGGCAAAACGACGTTATCCAAAAAATCTTCACAATCCGCGAGACCGGGATAAGCTAGTATTGTATCTCGAATCGTCTTAGCCATGATTGTTATTCTCCGTTTTCAGTATCCTGAATCATCTGATCTTCCGGTTCAACGGTTTCACCTAAGAATGTTGCCGGGATATCATCCGTACCTTCAGTATCTTCAGATGCGTTCCAATCCTGGCCATCCACCTTCATGATGAACATGGCATCCGGATCGTTTACGACAGGGATAGCATTTGCTTCTGCTTTCGTCCATTCCTTGAACGGTTCCAGTTCAGACCATTTGGTAACCAATACCCAATCCTGTTTTACCATGAGGGCAATCTTCTGCAAGGTAGCGGAAGATTCGGCTGCAATCGGTCCGTGTTGGATATCACCAACCTTCAAATCCTCCAAGAAACATACACGTTTACGCTCCCACGGATTGATCGTCTTACGACGATGAGCCTTGTCCTCGATACGGACAGACGGATTCACAGTAATGATCTTCACCGGGATTTCCTGTTCGGCCAGATACTCGTTGATAAGATTTTTCGTTACCAATATTTTTGAAGACGAATTAACCCATGCCTTCAATGTGTCGAATGTTGATTTCTGCTTCTTCAATAAAGAGAAGTCAGCCACGTGCATCACTACATAGCGAATCGTTACTCCCTCGGCAGAAGCAGCAACAACCGTATCTTCGATATCCTGCAAGCCGTTAGCCGTTGAAGCGTTGCTCCAATCTACAGAAGATTTACGCTGGTTCTTCTTCGGCATACCGCAACCAACAAACTCAGCCGTAACGACACCGCCATTATTCTTTGCCGACAAATGGAAACCCGCACGGCTCATGAGCTGCATACACCACCATTCGAAACGGGCACGGACGGAGTTATACACGAAATCCTGATCCTTGAAAGCCAGGTTCAGCAATGCCAATTGGTCTGCGTCACCCTGTGCGTCACGTTCCAACTGTTTGTACTCGTTGTAATCACTTTCGTTCATACCACGCTTAACGGCTGTCTTTGGAATATCACCGGACAACTTGCTGATTACCTCGCGCGTCTTCTGCGGAGCGGAAGCGTCAAAAGAGATCACATCTGCCATTACCGGAGCACCCTTCTCACCGGTCAGTGTCTCCCACTTCAACGAAGTCTTTCTTTTCACCCCGAAGAAGTTCGGGAAAACGACTGGTTTCACATGGCGGGTATTCAAACGAGCCGCCATGTTCTTTTTATTCACCTGTTTAATTAAACTTCTTTCCATATATCAGATTTTAATGGATTACACAAAACGGATAAACGACATTAATGCCTTTAAGTCCTTATCTACCGGGAACGGCATACAGGATTCGTTTACCGTACCTCTTACCAATAACCCGGACTGCTGGTTGGCTACAGTCAAGTTGACTTTATTCATCGTGACGACCAATTCACCATCATAAGGCAACTTGGCGGCTTTCGCAGCCTGCTTGTCTTTAGCCTGAACCAATACCAAACCTTTTGCAGCAGCCCCGATCGTTGCTGCCAACGTAATCGTATCGAAATCCGCATTACTCTTATCGATAGCTGTGATCTTATCGGATGCGCCTGCCAACGCTCCACCAACCGTCACGAAGTCACCCACACCTAACAGATGGTTCTTGGCCACCTTATACGCTGTCGCATCGGCAGCAGCAGCTTCCGAAACCGTAGCCGTCTTCAATACATGATACAGCCCTGTTTCCGGATCTTTTACTACAATTACAATCGGAGGCAGTTCGTCCAACGCCTTGCCATTGAACAAAGCGTTCTGCAAGTCTCTGCGGTCAATCGTCCCGCCACCGATCACATCCTCAATAATCTTTTCAATTCCGGGAGGATACTGGAATTCTCTTTCTCTTTTTCTGTACATAACGTTACACTTTACTTGGATTATTCAATACCCAGGTTTACCACACCGGGATTATTTGCACTATTATCGACGTCCTGATCCATCAGCTTCGCCCAATCCGCTTCGGAACGATCCTGAAGATTTACGGAACCGGGAGCGTAATCGCCACGAGCCACAGCATCATCGATCGCCTTTTGCTGGATTCCGGTATATTCTTCGGATAATGTCTTGATCTGATCCTCGATAGACGTTTCAGAAGCCAAATCCACACGTCCCAGCCAGCTATCCGGAAGACCGGCATCTTTCAATTGCTTACGGACTGTTTCTTTCTTGGCTTCGTTTGCCGAGTTAGTAATAGAATCGCCTACCTTTTTAGCCATATCATCGACGCTCTTCTTCATACTTTCCAGATAAGCTTTTACTTCCGGGCTAAGATCCTTCAACAGCTCTTCTTCCGTTTTCTTATTCTTATCCGGATCTTCCACCGGTTTACCGTCTTTTAATCCATGTTTTGCTTCGTATGCAGCGACCGCAGCCGTTTCAGCCGTAGTCTTAGCTTCATTCTCCGCTTCCTGGATAGCAGGAAAGATATTTTCTTTGAACAGGTCCACAAAAGCCTCCATTCCTTCAGCTTTTTCGATTTTGAACGTCTTCTGAATACGTTCCGCATACTTCTCCGGCACACCTTTCGTCTTACATGCCGCCTTGATTAAATCTAAAATTGTCATAAGAGTTTTCTGTTTAAAATATAAGGGAGGGAAAGTTTTTTCTTGCAGGATTCAGAATAAGTGTTCATCTTTGTGGTGTCCTAAATTCTCAGATGGCGGGTAACCGCTGAACATATTTTTGTATTGGTACTCTTGTACCCATACATGAACATATAACATAACGGTTTCGTACCCCCTTGATATGGCTTAATGGCCATAACTGCCATCTGAGGTGTAGGACAAAGGGACAGGCGAAACCGTTCTTTTGTCTATCCACATACAACAAACAATATTCAATCATGTCCAAACTCAGAGAAAATTGTTTGTCGGGAAATAATAGTACCCAACAACCAACGGCCAAACCCTCCGAAATGGGTAAGTACCCTACTCCTGAACTACAAGCTGCATTCAATACCGGCCGAGAAATCGGAAGAACCGAAGGAATGCTATACTACATCAAACATGCTTCCGAAAATATGCAAAAGGAAGCTGAGAAATTAAATTCGAAATTGCAGACGCAAAAAGCGAAAGGATAAATAGTCTTTTCTCTATCTTGACGATTAAAATTCCGAAATCGTTAGACAATTAGGAGATTATTTATATTTTTGCAAAAAGAAGGCGGTTTATAAGCAAGTCGTGGATTGTAGTTCCACGGGGCTACTTATGAATCGCCTTTCTTCTTTCCCAATAACCTTAAAATATTTATACTATCCGAAATGCTATATAAAGTCGTACTTCCATCGGCTTGTTCTTTTACAAGAATCCAGGATTTTTCATTTTCTATCGTTGTTTCGAATAAGTGAACAATAGCATTATATCCGTGCTTATCATTTCCGCAACCAAGATATTCAGCCTCCTTTATCACAGAAGCTATATCCAAAAGTATTTCATTCTTCTTCTCGTAATATTTGTGTGGCTGGTTCAACCACTCTTTTATACCACGACCGGTAATCTGTATATCTTTCCGAAAATCTTTATTCCGAATAACAGTTTGTTTTAATGAAGAAGCCTTTTCCTTGATCTCCTTAAATCTCGCTTTACCGGACGCTACTTTAATCGAATCCTTGGGCTTTCCATCCCCCAGCAACCATTCCGCAAACTCCTCATGATCCATCATGACCGGCGTAGCTATACAGATGCAGAACGGATGCCAGCCCGTAAACTTAAAATCCTTCGAGTATTGGCCAGCCTTTGCATCACACACAGGACACGGACCGTGATTCGATGGTGAACGTTCCACCTCATAACCAGTCACGAAGTCCATTTTCTGCCAACGTTCGTAATCGGCAGTTCGAAAAGCCTTATTGGTCTCCGTTGCTGCTAAACGTAGGGCATTTTTGTAAGACGAACGATAAACACCCTGTCCTGGATGATAGTCTTTCATTGGCTGGGATAGAACCAGCTTCCCATTCGCATCCCTTACCCGTCGGAAACGACGGTTGGGTTCGTTTAGCAATTGCCGTATATCTTGGCTGATCAACGCCGACGGACGACCGGAAGACAATCCGGAAGAAAGGTAATACTCCAGATTATCCATAGCCCCGTCCGTTATGTCCCAGACACGGGAGGATATGGTTTTACCAAATTCATCTTTACGTTTCAATAAAGTATTCAGCGCATCGGCATTCCGGGAAAACAATTTTTCCCTTAGCGTAGCGGAGATAGCCATATCCTTAATATAGCCCGTTACCAGTTCATCCGCTTTCCTATTACCTAAATTCCATACATCGGTAACTGTATTGGATATATTGCTTACGAGCTGCTTGTGTAAATCATCCAACAGACGTTCTATTTGCTTTTCAATAGTAGCATTACCTATCCATACACGGTCGCCGCCATGATCCGACCATTTAGCCAGAAGAGATCCTACCCTACGAACAAACTCGTCAAACGAATACTTTATGCTGCCTTGTTGCAGGAACAGACGTTGCAGGAATTGTCGCTCATGAAATGATAGTTCTTTCATTCTCCATATCCCATTGTCAGACCAACCATGTTATTACGTTGCGCAGCCGTATCCTCCTCTTCCTTCATCAGCTTCATTTCTTCGTCCAAGTCTTCTGTTAGCGGAGAATGAGCCGTAACCGTGCGCTGAGCGTTAATCGGTTTGCCACCATTGGCAATAGATAGGGTTTGCAGGGTTTCAGCCAAATCTTCCGGCAAAATGGAACCAAATTCCACATCGATCAGGTTGTTCAGCAATTGAGAACGGTACTTGATGTTGGTAATATTGCATATCCCAGCCAACACGACCGACACGCAACGCTGAACCACCGGACCGAACGTTTCCATGTTCTCACTCGCCTTGATAGTTGCATCCATCAGCATGAATTTACGAGCGACACCGGACAGGTTGCCAATGCCTTTCAAGTTATCAAAAGAAAGATCCGGCGTAGATGTACCAGCAAATTGTTCGTTTTTCGTTTCTTCCAATTCTTTATCTACAGATGGCTGGGAGCCAGTCCATGTCAAATAATCGGCATCGCCATGATATTCCTTGCCAGATACTTCATCGACCTTAATGGGGAAATTAAGGTCTTTCCCGGTTGTTTCCTTAGAAGGTAAATCGGAATCGCCATACGTTTTCAAGATTGGTTCCGCAAAGTAGTCGTTAGTGTCGGCCATACGGGACAAACGCATTTCCCGCGCATCCATGATACCGGCAACCTCGTCCCATTCCGGTTGGAAAACATCTGCATACACGACCGGAATCTTTCCGAATAGATTGGGAACCTCTTTTATTACCCAGCCACCCATTTCATCGATAGCCGTAATAATCTTATCTACTGTCCAGATTGTACAACTGTTCCGGATCATACCATTAGAGTTCACTTGGTAACGATGAATAAAGGCATCCATATCGTCGTTATCATCGAAGTGGGGATAAAATTCAGAGAAAGTATTTTCATTACGGGGAACGGAAAGCGTTTTCACCTTCAACTCCGTAATCAAGTTGCCGTCTAATCCTTTGGAAGTATACGGATAGAACACAAGAGCAGCCTTACTTTCAGAAAGCACCTTACGAGCGAACGACTTCAAGACGGATTGCATTTTCAATCGGCGTTCCCATACACGTTTGAATTCTTGAAAACCATCGTTCTGGTCTGTTCCCGTAATCGTCATTTGCCCGCCAAACAAGAAGGCGACAGAGGTACGCACCTCCTTTTTCGGGAAGTTGGTAACGATACGTGCCACATCGACAATCTTGTCTTCCAGTCGTAACGGCTCACCATTCTTATCTTTCAAGGTTTCCGAATAGACAGTCAACCGTTTCGGTTCACGCCAGCCGACAGAGGTTTTACGTCGCCGGCGCTCACCATGGTATTCTCTGTAATATTCTCTTGGTTCTCGGTATTCTATCGTATCGACACATAGCGTACTGACTACCTGCCCGAAATCTTCATTTGCAAGAATGTCGTTTATACTTGGCATAATCGTTTTATGCTAAAATATAAAAGCAAATGTTTTTTCGCTGTCAATACGGCCAGTCTAAACAAGTTCACTTTGAAATGCAAAAACCAAAAACACATATCAAAATGCAAGTATGTGGCAGAAAAATATCAGGGTTTTATCTGATACGTGTTACAAATATCGGAAAAATACTTTCATTTTACCACTTATCGTCCTCTTGCTACCCGACGTACAGAGTTAGCCTTACATAACCCAATGAACTCTACATTCTCGGCAAGGATCGTCATACCGTCCGGTGCATCATCATGCTTATTGCCACCTTCTTTCTTATAGCTGGTAAGCGCTTTCATAAATCGGTCATAGTCCGAACCTTTCTTATACTCACTTTCTTCCAAGAAATAACAATGCTTCTTAATCCAACCAGACTTCAACAAGATACGTGTATCCTTATTGGCTGTTGTCGGTTTCGCCTGAATGATAC